CAAAGAACCGGAACTATTTATATTGGACTTACTCCAGTTACGATACCATATTTTAACGGCGTTTTAAAACAATCAGGTGGTGTCGGTGTTAATCCATATCCAGACGGTACATTTACTGGCAACTTAGATAACCTTGACCCGTATCGTGATCATCATCGAGCATCACAAAGACGAAACTTTAGATTAACTGCAGTTCCTGCAATTGTTAAGTTTGGTAGTACACAGCTTGAAGAATTTGTAAATGGGTCCAACAATGTAATACAAACCATAATGAATAGTGGAGAGCCATTACAGGGTCAAAGAACAGGTCTAATTTTTGGAGACGGAAACCAGGATCAAGACAAGATTAATGCATTGGCCAATAACAATTTAGACGTATCTAATCTTTTCGGAATAAGTACTGAACAAGCTGAAAATGAAGGTGGTTGGAAATATAGTTGGCGTTACGCTCAAGCTAAATCAAATGGAAATGCATTGGCTAGTAGTCCTTACGATGCGCTACTGGATTTGGAAGGAATACAAAGTTTTTATGAGGCTCAAGCCGATGACGCTTCTAATTCAGAGATGTTAGAGATGGAAGATTACGTAAAAGATGTAGGCTCTATCAACTTTGAAAGCGTAGAACCAGTAGTAGCTTCGGCTATAGGTGCACCAGATTTTGCCAGCAATCCTATTGTAGATGATAGCGGACTATTTACTTGGAACTTTTCTGAAAGTCGTTGGGATTATACTGGAGATACTGATTGGGTAGATGAAAGTGGTGCGTTTATTATAAAAAGAAAGACCTCACATGTATCAGCTGTTGATCCATTTACGCTTGCAACACAGTTTCCAGGGGATCCATATTTTACAGACGAAAGGCGAGAAGCAAATGGCTATATGTATGGATCATATCTATCACAATTAGTAGTGCCAGAAGTTTACGATGAATGGGAAGAATACGTAGTAGAGTTTCCAGTATCAGATCAAGTTTTAGTAGATTACCCAGGATTTATAAAGTTCGATGGACATTTGGGTAACCATGGTATTGTTTACATAGATGATGTTGAAATTTCAGTTAAAAGGGCTTCGGATACAAGAGTCCAAATTTCTCCGTACACAATACTTGCTCCGCTAACTGCTCAGATAGTAGAAGTTATAGATGAAAATAACGTGCGCGTAGAGGCTAACTACGACACACTAGCTGAACAACAGAACGCTGTTCCTAGTAACTTTGCGGTTTCTAAATATTCAGATTTTAAATCTGGATTTAAGGTTGATTACATAGAAGAACAAGCAAGAATTGAACCAGTTTATGCAAAATATGTTTCTAACATCATAGGTGTTGAACCAGAAAATAATAGAATACTTGTTGAGAAATCATATCAACAATACGGTGAAGAAATAGGTGCAATGTTTAATGAAGAAGAATCAATCGATGCAAGTAATATACAGTTTGACGATTACTTTATTAGACACAGATTAAAGGATAAGGATAATCTGTATACGTACATGATTAAGGATGCAACCACAAAAAATTTAATTATAAACTTTAAACCTGTCAATACATCTGAATATCCGGGTGGAATTGCCTATAAATTTTTAGAACCTTTAGATGAAAGTATAGAAGCTTTAGATCAAGTTTTTATTGCTCAAGAAGTTACCCCATCTTTATCTGAAACAGTAGAACTGATACCGTTTGAAGATGAAGTAATTCCAGAAACAGTACTAAGACAACCAGATTTCGATAATATTGAACCTCTCGTTTCTAAGAGAGACACTCCATATAGAAGCCACACGGATCTGGTTGGTATTGAGTCTGGCGTTCGTAAACAATTAGAAAATAGACTGTTAAGTGGAAGCTTAGAAACCACTAAGATAAACATCGATTACAGGCAATTTGAAAACTTCTCTCATTTTGGATCAGTTAAGAAACGTATAGAAAACTTTAAAACTAAATTAGAATCGATTGAGATATATTCAAATAGAAGTGCATCTCTTGTGGGAACATTGGATACAGAGGGATATTTAGGAAATGCTTCTGGTTCTCAAATAAGTTCGTCTGCAGATCAAGTTAAAGTATGGGAAATTTCTAGAGATGAAATTATTAATAACTTTGATGATTTCGAAAACTACATGTATTTTAAAGATGAAGCCTATGTTACTAGTTCTTTAGGCGAATTTTACGATAACACTGCACCAAAAATATCTGGAGACGGAACGTTAACAGATCCTTATGTTTTATATTCAGTATCCAGTTCACAGTTTACTAGTTGGTATAATGGAGCAATTGACAGTGCTTCTATATATGATCAGCAAAATAGCAACAGATTGGTTAACTTGATACCAGAGCATGTAAAATATGATCAGATGAATCATCAATTTATAGATTTTGTAGACATGATTGGTCATCACTATGACACTATTTGGACACATGTAAGAGCGTTGACCGATGTTCACGATAGGTCAGAAGATATAACTAAAGGTATAGCTGCAGCTCTCACTGAACCAGTTGCAAAATCATTTGGGTTTGATTTGAAAGAAGGAAACGACTTAGTTAGGCTTCCACAATATGAATTAGGTTTACAAGAATCAGGATCTGGAACAGGAATATTCAGTGTTAGATACACAAAGAGATCACAAAAAGATGTTACTAGAGAAATATGGAACCGACTATTAGCATCTATGCCGTACTTGTTAAAGACGAAAGGTACAAAACAAAGTTTGAAGGGACTGATTGCCGCCTACGGTATACCTGGATCCATATTGAGAATACAAGAGTATGGTGGTCCAAGAATAGATGGAGCCCCAGATTTTGAAATAAAACAAAAGTTTACAAAGGCTCTAGACTTCAATGGATCTAGCCAAGTAGAGGTTCCATGGTATAATTCAGATACATCTACTAGGGCACCTGATACTATAGAATTTAGATTTAAAACTCCTAGTTTGACAGAACAACAGTTGATTGGAAAATCAGATGCTGCTGGCACTGAAGTTGCTGCTGGAGTAAAGTTAACACCTTCTGGTTCTAAGGGTAATTTAACCTTCTTTTTATCTGGAAGTAGTTCTTTAAGTATGAGTATTGACAATCAAGACTTTTACAACAACGAATTTTGGTCAGTAATGGTTAGAAGAAGACAAGCTAGTATTTCTTCTAGTTTTTCAGATCAAACACTATCATCTAACGAAGCTGCCACTCAAAGTTTTGACATGTACGTTGGATATTTTGATAGCGGAATAGACAAAGTAATTACAAAAGAATCTTCTAGTATGACAGTTTCTAGTAGTCTAAAGGCAAATTGGTATGCTACGTCATCTGCTGGTACAACACGCAGATGGTTTGTTGGTGGTAGCAGTAATTTTGGATACGCAAATAGATTTACTGGTTCTATGATGGAATTTAGATACTGGAACAGTCCATTAACTACATCAGCATTTTATAATCATGTAGCTTCGCCAAAAGCCATAAACGGAAATCATGCTAGTTCTTCGTATTACGATTTATCTATGAGGTTATCATTTGACGATAATGTGAATTTAAACTCTACTCCTCTTGTAATAAAGGACTATACGTTTACAGATGACCAAATATATGTTACAGCTTCTAATTTTCCAGATAAGGTTAACTTTAGCGATGTATTTGATAGACAAAAATCTTTTGTACCTAAAATAGGATTTACAAAGGCAAGTAATAAAGTTAGGGTAGAATCATCACAGTTAAAAACTCCAGATGGAATACCAGCAGTTTTAAACAGATCCGAACGAGTAGAATTAAGTATGTTTGATAAATCTGGTTTAGATTCAAATAAGCTTGGAGTTTACTTTGCACCAACTGATGTTATTAATGAAGATATTATATTGTCCTTAGCAGACCTAGATTTTAACGAATATTTGGGAGATCCAAGGGACAACGATAACGATAGATACATAGATGGTGGCTTAGATGAAATAAGTGATACATATTGGAAAAAATGGACAACAAGACAGGGATTCTGGGATTATTTAAAACTAATAAAATATTACGATCTAAGTTTGTTTGATCACATAAGAAGATTTGCACCTGGAAGGGCAAGGAAAACTATTGGAATATTAGTAGAATCACCTATGTTAGAGAGACCAAAAGTTTCATCTCTTATACCAATACCTGTAGCCGAACCTAGAAAATTCACAGCACGTGATGATTTGACAGTCAATGGGGAATATGGAATCGGTAGTACTACTGGTTCTAGAACATTTGCAGATGGAACTATTTCTGACACTAGACAAGCTGTTACTAGTTCGTTCGAACAAAAGTCTGCAATATTAAGCACAGATTTTGAACAGAAAGTAACTAGTTCGTTTGAACAAAAATCAGCAACGTTGAATGAACCAGTATTACAACAAGTAACTGGTTCTGATTCCTTACAGCGTTTGGGTCATGTAGACTCTATGGGTTTTAGTGCCACTGGTAGCGATGCTCTTCAAAGGCAAGGAAACTTTAATGTCGTACCAGGTATGTCCAGTAGTAGAAGTGATTTCGAAACAACACACCTCAGTTCTAGTGGACTTAGTATTGCTAACACAATAAGAAATTTCGGATTAGATTATTTACAAGATGCAGGTGATAGGGATTATTCGGATGCTAGAGTAGAATTGAAACCAGATAACCACTTTTTGGCAGGATTAGAGCCTAATTATTCTGCATCTAAACTATCTGTATTCAATAAAGAAGTGGTTTTCTTTTATAGTTCGAGTGTAAGTGCATCTTTGAGAAAAGCATATTCATCATCTATGCAAGCTAGTGAAAAAGAATCATTATACAATATGCATACAGGTTTGACTAGATTGGTTTATGATGGCTGTAAAGAAAATGGAAGCACAGTTCCAGACGGAAGTAATTTAGCCGTTGAAATAACAGAGACTAATCCTTATGACGTAACAACTAATCAATCTGGAGATCAGTTTGTTGATGTAGAACTTTTGAACGAATAAAAGCATGTCATCGTATATTTATAACAAATCGTTATTTTTAATTTGGAGATAAAAAATGGGATACCTAAATAATGCAACAACAGTCCTCGACGCGGTCTTAACCAAGAAGGGTAGAGAGTTACTCGCTAGGGGACAAAACGAATTTAACATCACAAAGTTTGCTTTGGCAGATGACGAAGTAGATTATAGTTTGTGGGATGTAACTCATCCACTTGGAACAGACTATTATGGTACTGTCATCGAAGCTTTACCTTTGTTAGAGCCTATCCCAGATCCAAGCACAGTAATGAGATATAAGCTTGTAACTCGTGCAGTTGGAACAAACAAAATGTCAACTATACAGAGTGTTAACACAAATTACAGTGTAAATTGGAGCTCTAACAATCAACCAATTGGTTTTCAAACAATTACTCCAAGTAGCACTAATTTACCAAACGATGAAACAGAAAACTATACATTTACACTTCTTAACTCAGCATTTGCATACTTAACATCTCCAAATAATCAAAGTGCAGGTGGTGATGGTGTAGGAATAAATTACGTAGAGTCGACTCAAAATTTAAGTCAGACAGTTTCAGGTCCTTCGTGTACAGTTAGAGCGAAGGCAATACTAGAATCTGCAGCGCCAGCTTCTACTACACTATTGATAACCGGTCAAAAATACGGAGCAACATTAGCTACAACAGTTACTGTTAATTTCGTAGATGAGACTGGTGGTAATGCTGGTTAATAATAAAACAAGGAAATAGTTAATGGCGTTTTTAGATAAAAGTACGCTAATAGTAGACGCCGTATTGACGGACAAAGGAAGGCAAAAACTAGCTAGTAATAACTTTTCTATTAGCAAGTTTGCATTAGGCGATGATGAAATAGACTATTCACTATACGACGAATCAAATAGCCAAGGTCCTAATTATTACGGAATTGCAATAGAAAACATGCCAATATTGGAAGCATTTACTAGGGCAGATTCTGTTATGAGGTATAAGCTTCACACTCAAGAAGTCGGAGATAATCAGATACCTCAAGTTCAAGGACTACAAGGTGAATATATCTTTAATGCGGATGCAAATAATGAACAAGTTATAGTGTTGAGTCCTTCTACATCCAATAACAACGGACAAGCTGAAGAGTACATATTTGAACTTCAAGACAGTCAGTATGTTGATTTGGTAATTGGAGATGCTACTACACAGAATCAAGTTTCTTTATTTCCTATTTCAATTATCCAATCCGATTTGGAAAATGTAGAATTACCGTTTAACAAAACAAGTAATATAACTCTAGACGGATTAGCAGTAACTAGACCTAGATTTGACGGTGAAGTACCAATCGCAGATTATGCAGTTAGAATTAATGCACCTTTGGCTACCGCAGGTGTAACATTTATGGGAATACAAAAGTTTGGAGCAGTACAATTGATAACACCTAATGGTACAGTTGAATCGATTACTGCAACTGGACAGTTTCCAGTAGATTTTATAATGAGAGTTAATGGATCAGGAGGAGTCAGAGCAGTGTATGCTGAGAATGAAACTGCACCTCCAACTGGACCACCAGGAATGCCACCTCTTGGACCGGGTGGATCTTTAGAAACAGGAATAGGAGGTAAGTAATGCCACATAGACCGGATCACGAAGACGAGGGTAGAGGTAGAGCCCCAGCCCCAGCACCGGCACCACCTGCAGCACCGCCTGCAGCACCACCTTCTAACTTACCACCAGGAATGACGTTAGGGCCAGGAGGATCGATAGTTAATCTATCTCCTCCATCAGCTCCAACTCCAGCGCCGGCTCCGGCCCCAGCGCCTGCACCACCTGGAACACCTGGAACTATACCTCTTCCACCAGGAATGACATTAGGACCAGGAGGATCGATAGAAGGGGCAATTACACCAACTGGACCACCAGCTGTGACTATAGATGATATGGAAAGTGGGAATTTTACACCATTAACTACACCATCCCCAGAAGGTTCTACGTTGGGTTCATCTGATCCGATAGATACTAAAGCACTAACTTTCGAAACTGCATTCGATGCAGTACAAAAGGCTAGTGAATTAGGGGCAACAGCAACTACAACAGTACAGCCACCAGGAACAATGGCTCCTATGACTGTAACTGGTACAACAGTAAGTTTAGTGACGAAACCGGAGGTTCCGGTAACAGAACAAGTAAGAGTAACGGTGCTTGCAACGGGCATTTCGACCGGAGCAACGCAGGAGATAACGTTAATAATAAATCCATAAAAATTACATTAAGATAATATTTATCATTGATTAGGAGTTTAAATCATGGCAAACGGAGTATTTACAGAATTTATAGAAGACGACATAGTTGAAGGTCAACTAAGTATTGTCTCTTCAGGAATGTGGTCAGGTGGAGTCGGAACCTTGACTGCTTTCCATACGTCTTCTACACAAAGTGGTAGTACAGGCGAACATTACTATGATGTTTTCCAGGGAGTTGTTGGCACAGACGCGACAGCATCCGTTCAATTTTCAGTTACTTATGGTCATTTCGCAGGATCAGGTTCAAAATCTGGTGACAGCGATGTTAAAGCTTCAAAAGCCATATACAGACAATTAAGAAATATACTACTTCCACCAGGAAGCACACAATTTAAAGTTGGTGCAGCAGATGCTACATCATCAAATTCTATTTATGCCGTCTCAATGAATAGATCAAGATTGAAAGAAAAGATGGATCCAGGTAACTGGGAACTTCATCTATCTGGATCAGATGGTAACAAGCTCAAACTAATCGATGATAGTGGAGCAACTACCGATCCTACTATAAAATCTACAATCAGAGAATTTTCAGTAATATCTGGATCAATTGCTAGTGGAAACGCAGTTACTGGTTCATCAACAAAATATTATGGTAAATTTTACCCAGAATCTGGTATGATAATATTAGATGCTGATGTTTTGGATAAGGGTACTGGTAGTTTAGCTGCTGATTTTATTGGTGGATATGCAACTGGATCTAACGCAGATGGAAACAATTCTAGAGACTTCTTCGAATCTATTAAGGGTGGAGCATACTTTGCATCTAGAAGAGAAGAACAAATAAAGTCGACTCACTATTTTTGTAGAGTAAGGCATGGAAAGTATAATCACAGTCAAAATCCAACATATTTTACTGGATCAGATTCTACGTTAACCATACCTTCATTTAGAAACGATCCAAAATCTTACATAACAACTGTTGGATTGTACAACGAAAGTAATGAGTTGTTGGCAGTTGCAAAACTATCTAGACCAATACTAAAAAGTACATCTAAAGAAGCATTAATCAAGGTTAGATTAGATTTCTAATAAGTTTTAAATGTTTGTTTTAGCCATAAACTCCTCGTTCATTCGGGGAGTTTTCTTATGCAGACAAAGCTCAATCATATAATATTTATGTAAAAGCAAGGCCACATTATGTTTGGTAATATACATGAAGAAGATAAGCGAATAAACGAATTAAAAGTTCATAAGGAATTTACGTTTACACATTACAATGACGTGGACACTGCAAGTCCTGATGGTATATTTGCTTACGTAGCAGAATCTGGAAGTTTTAGAGGTGCAGACGGCGAAGGAAATGGTAATGGTCAAGGATGGTTGTCTTCTTCTGCTGCTGTTAATACAAACGTTAGTGGTGGTAGGGAATATAAAGCGTACAAGGTTCCACTGTATAATCAAATAAAATTAAACTTTTTTGAATTTCAAAATGCTCCAAACAGAGTTAGTGCAGAAAACCCTCAACCACAACATGCTTTAGACAATATTTTTAGACCATTTGGAAGAGGAGCTTTATCAGGTAGTGTGCCACATTGGGAAAGATTAGGATTAAGAAAGCTCCACAATAAAGCAAACATTATATCAATTCCTAGAAGATTTATGGGAGAAGGTTTAAAAACTGGTTCTATATCTTTATTAGATTATTCTTCTGGTGGACTTATAACGGTTAAAGATGATGGATATGGAAACTTGTATGATAAACAGTTTGAACAGAATTTTTTAAGTGGTAGTCCAGATTCAAATGGGTCTGGATCTGCAATAGGAACCGTAAGTTATCCATACGGTTTGGTTATGTTAACTGATACTGGAAGCCGATATACAAATATAGCTGCTGGTACCACTGGATCTGATGGGTGGAAAATAACATTTAGAGCAACAAAGACCATACAGGAACACGAGTATCAGGTTATTATTCCTGAAAATAAATTTAACCATACTACAAATATTAGTATAACCCATGGGAGAAGTGGAAGTTTTGATATTCCACCAGGAATAAGTGCAAACGAATTAAGAACATTTCTTCCCCCAGCAGAGGGTCAATATGATACGACAAATGGATATTCGTCATCAATGAAGGTAGAAGATTTTGTCACACATTCATTTTTTGCACCATATGTAACTACGATTGGATTATACAACGATATGAATGAATTATTAGCAGTTGCAAAAACTAGCAGACCAGTTAGAAATGACCCAGAATTGGCTCTTAGTTTTGTAGTTAGATTTGACGTTTAGGAGATAGATAATGGAAAGTAAAAAGAAAGTACTTGATGAGTTTCACATACAAGATCAAAAACACTCTATTAATCAACAACTAGTAGACATAATAAAATTTAGACAGAATAAAAAGTGGCTGATTAGTATAGTTGTGGTTGCATTATTTGCTACCATACTGGCACTTATGATTTTCTTTATGAGTAACGGTGTTGATGTTGTTGGTGGTTGGAAAGAAATATTATTGTTAATGTTAGGTGGATTTGTTGGTTCATTTGCAAAAGTCATTGACTTCTGGTTCAATAATGCAGAAGACGATGTTAAGTTATTAGAACACGCTGATGATTAATGAATATTGCAACACTAGCTGGACATTTAGCATTTGGTCTAATAGCCTTTTCCTTTTTAGTCAAGGATATATTTTGGCTTAGAATAGTTTCAATAGCAGCAAGCCTGTTTTCTGTACTTTATAATTACATTATTCCAGTTGAGCCGATGTGGTTGGCAATAAACTGGAATTTTGTTTTTATTGTTGTTAACATTTATCATATAGGTGTAATACTTTACGAAAAGCGTGAAGTAAAGATGGATGATAAGAATGAAGAGTTATACCAAACGCTCTTTAGCGAAATGACTCCAGTCGAATATCTAAAAATTAGTAGAGCTGCTGAATGGGTAACGCTAAAACCTGGACAACGGTTAATTACACAAGGAATGCCTGTTCCAGACTTATACTTGATTTACAATGGCACAGTTGATGTAGCTGTTGACGGAAGATGGGTAGCAGAATTAAAAGACGGACAGTTTGTTGGAGAGATGTCATTTCTTACTGAAAAGGTTGCAACTGCAAGTTGTATAGTCAAATATGAAGCTCAATGTTTGGTTTGGAAACAACGAGAATTTAAAGATTTATTGAAGCGTAATCCTTCCCTATATTTTACGATACAATCTGTATTAAGTGCACAGGTATCAGACGCACTAGTGACTAGTAGTCGTAAATAAAAACTCACTTTGTCAATATTTATTGTAAACCATATCGCGATTGGAGAATAATATGTTTACATTTAAAAGGGGTGTAATATCCTTAATGCTGCTGTCATCAGTTGCTGCACAAAACTTTATAGAAGACTTTTTTAAGTACTCCACAGCTTATGCGAGTTTTAGTTTAAATGCACCGAGATACCAAGATGATAGATTTGCCATAATAGGTGGTTTGTCTACAGGTGATTTAGTATTTGAAAGAACTGAGAGAGAATTCAAACCTGATTTTCAGAAATCTTTTGGTATTAGAAAAATTGGTAGATTTAAGTATGAACCTAAAAGAGGTGTTAGAAATGCCGGTAAAGGTGGAGAATGGTACGATGGTTCAGAACAAAATGCAAACGAAATGGCAACAATCGGACCAGTAAAAGGATTTGAATATTTAATTAAATGGTCGGAAGGTCGTCAATGGGGTAACGAATATTTAAATCAAGAATATTGGTTAAGATATGTTGGTGACTGGTTTGTTGCAAAAATTGCATGGACAGAATTAGGTTTAGAAGAAATTAATTATAGTTCTGCAGATTTTAGATTTAAAGTTAACGCAATGGATGATAAGTTTAGTATTAGTGCTGGTATGAAACACAGACAACATCCAGTATACGGATTCGATGCTGCTATTTTAGATACTACTTGGTATAGAGGACAGTGGTGGGACTTTGCTGAAGATGCTTTTGGTATAGATGATAATATGTGGTACGATCCATCGATGCAAGATGAAGATGGTAATTGGATTAAGCAGACACTATATGAAATAGATCCTGTAACTGGCGAGCTTAGAGAAATTGAAGGACCCGGTCCATTTTGGAATGAAGGTGGAGAATATTGGGGACATGACTGGTTGTGGAGAGATGAGAACGGAAAGATCTTCGCATACACAGATAGAGAATATTTCCTGTATCATTTCCCTGGTATGTTGGAAGAATACATCGATGGGAAGAAGAAAGATCTTGGATTTCAGCGAGAAACATCTATAGTTTTAGGAGCTGATTTCTATCATTACGGTGAAGCTTGGTGGTTGCATGCTTGGGGTAATTGGATGCCATATCATTATGGGCACGATCTATACTCTTACCACAATGCAGATGCATACATAGAACATAAAGACGAAGGAAAAAAGCCACACGAATTTATGTTTATGGATCCAATGTGGATGCAGTGGCATGATTATGACTTTGGCGCTGTATTTGGTGTTAAGGTAAAAGACAATTTAGGAGTTTTTGCAGAAGGAAAATACTTGTATTATTGGGAAAGACCTGCTTACGATATTAAGTTAGGAGTAAATTATCAGTGGATGGGATTCTAGCATTGTGCCAAATAAAGCTGCAAAGGATAGAAAACGTAAACGATTAGCGTTAAATAAGCAGCTAACAAAAGTTGGAAGAACATCTAAACAGTATAAAAAATACATGAAGAAAAACAAAGACACTAACAATACTATTAGGAGATTTTAGTGAAGACAGATGAAATATATTATACAGTCAATTCTGTATTTGCATGTTTGTTATTAACAATAATGTTTGTAATACCTGCGTGTGAAGACGACAGAATAGAAATACCTGAAGAAGAAAATATACAAATGTGGGTTAACGGCTCAGAGATTATAGCTCGTGAGTATTATGAAAGTATCACCACGTATGGTGCATCATCAGTACAAGAAGATGGTTCTATAAAAAAGATATTTGTATTACACTTTCAAAGAGAAGACGGTAGGGTAACTCCTGAAAAAGAACATTACGCACTAATTATGTATGATAATAATGCATCTGTCTTGGAGCAGCCAATAGATGAAAAATTATATTTAGGTGGCACAGCTATCGATTCACTTAGACCAGATCTACTTGAAACTACAAGCGGTAGAATTACATTAGAAATTGTAGGTTTATCTGATTACACAGAATTTGCGCAAGCATCAATCGACAAGTATGAAGACGGAAAAGTTAGTGGTATGGCAGACGGATATTTCTTTAATCCTTATAGAAATGAAATGCAGCACGGAATAATTATATTTGATAACTTAGAAGTTGGCTCAGATCCTGAGGCTACCTTTTATCAAGGAGTATATTAGTGAACGGTGACGTTAAAATAGGAAAGCTACTTTGTGAAGAAGATATAATCACAAAGAGACAGCTTAATCAAGCTTTGCAAATGCAAGTCAAAGGGGACAAACGCTCTCTTGGTGAAATACTTGTAGATAAAGGCTTTTGTTCTTTTGAAGACATTACAGAGGTTGTTTTGGCAAATGGTAATGGACATGAAGAAAAGCAAGAAGAAATTGCTGAAAAAGTAGAAAAACCAGAACCAGTAGAATTGAGTGAAGATACAAAATTTCAAATGTCAATTGGAACAATGATTGGTGTTGGTACAGCTATAGCATCAGTTGTAGGTGTTTATTATATGTTAATTGGTGAGATAGAAGAGGCAAAAGAATTACCGAGTCTGGAAACACTTTATAAAGCGGAATACCCTTCAAGGCCTGAGGGTTATAACTGGCCGAGATCTTATGAGCAGTACAAAGATCAAGTAGGAACACTTCAAGATGATATGGACGATATGTATGAGACAGTTGAAGAGATGGAAGAGTTGATAAAAGATTTACAGAAAGAGATCCGTGATCTTGAAAAAAGAAAACGAGACAAGTAGGAGTTAGTTATGAGAATATTGCTTTTATTTTTATTTCTGTTTGCTTCATTAGGTGCACAAGTAACAGACAAAAATTTTAAAGATAAAACGGGTGATGGAGTTGCTGTAGTTGTTTTCACATCTAAGTGGGCAGAAAGCGACGGAATGGATTATGTAAAAGGCGTCAAAGGACACGAAGATGCAAGAATAATACAAGCAGCATCAGAAGACACCAAGAAAGTTTGCAAGAAGTTAAGGTTAAGAAATTTTCCGTCTATAGCACTATTTGTTAACGGTGATAAAATAGACACTTGGAAAGGTGATATGGATGGAGTAATCGAAGTAGAACCAAAAGACATTAAAGAAGCAATCGAAGATGCTATTGGTGGAGATGTTTTCTAATGAAAATAAAATTAAAAGATTTGGTTGAACTTATAGAAAAAGAATTAGAAGAAGGGTATAATTTTAAAAAGCAATCTTGTACACAGTCTGATGGAGATAAGGGCAGCGTTATTATGTACTATACGGATAAGAAAGGTAAGAAACGTAAAAACTGTCATACATCTATGAAAAAGGCTAAAGCGCAAGTATCAGCAATAGAGGCACCATAATGATTAAACTAAAAGATATATTACTACAAGAGTATAAAAGAAAATATAAAAAGCACTGGTCCTATGAAGCGTATACTGACCAAGAAGAAGAATTTTTTGATGAAGTAGAAGACGATTTAAAAAAGATATTCGGTAAGGATAAGATTTATCAAATAAACGATTTTATTTACAGTATTTTTGATAAGATGTCATCAGATGAGTGGTTAGACAAATATACAGGATTAAATAAAAAGGCCATTATTAAACATGCAAAACGTAAAGGTTTAGCACCAATAAAAAGACCGATAAGATGATAAAATTAAAAAAGCTAATTGTAGAAATAGTAACTGATTCTGAATTTGAAAAGGCTCTAAAGCAAGCAAAAAAGGAAACTGGTGCCAAAGATAAAATTCCTAGCGAAACTAGAAGACTATGTAAATTAGTTGGTAAATTAGGAATAAACAAATACGATTACAAAGGAAAGAAGGAAAGGGCCAGAAAAGTAAACAGTCCAATGTATCAATACTATGCATACATTCAGGGATGGGGTCATAATAAATTTAAAGGTGCAGCTGGTTGGTTTTTAGACGGTAGAGATTTCGATCCTATTTTAAGATGGTTTTACGAAAATCATAAACACAAGTTGATGGACTATTCGTATAAGAAATGGCATGTTACGTCTGATTTACAAGCAGCACAAATTGTTGCAAACTTACGTAAGGGCCAAAAAGATGTGGAACCAGCATATTATTTAGCAAAAGATTATTACAACTCATTTGGTGGCGATAGAAGTCGCAACGTAGTATTTGATTACTGTGTTGCGAAGGTTGACGGTTGGATGAGAGACAACAAAATAGAGACTCTATAGGAGAAAAGTTATGAGTATTTTAAAAGCAGTTGGAAGTTTATTAGGTGGCGATACAATAAAAGATGTCGGTAATATAATTGATAATTTACACACATCAAAAGAAGAAAAAGAAGCTGCTAAGCAAAAGATGGAAGAAATACTAGCTGCAGCTGAACAAGCTGCACAAGCTCAAGTATCAGCCAGATGGGAAGCAGATTTAAAGCACGGTAGTTGGCTATCAAAAAATATAAGACCTCTAACATTAATCTTCCTTACGGGCATATTTACTATATTAAGCATCTTTGATGGAAACGTTGGAGAATTCACTATAGGTGAAGCTTATGTTCCTGTTTATCAAACATTGTTGATGACAGTATATGCAGCATATTTTGCTGGTCGTTCTATAGAAAAAGTCAAGAAGGTGACAAAATGAACAGAATAAAAATGTGGAAAAGGTATAGGGATTGGCGAGATTTAAACGAGCAAGCCGATAGCTGTCCACGAGCCACGCAAGATATTGATTTAAACACCAAAAACAGGGATGAGACCACAAAGAATCACAACTATGGTCCATTAAATGTTAACGAACCCGGTGATTATTGGGAAAAAATAGCAAAACAGTGGAATACATCAACTGAAGCTGCTATGAAATCTAGGTGTTTAAATTGTGTTGCGTTTGATATATCACCAAAAATGTTAGAGTGCATGCCAGGGGAAACATCTGATAATACTGGTGTTTTAGGATATTGCTGGATGCATCACTTTAAATGTCATTCCGCTAGAAGCTGTAATACATGGGCAACTGGTGGACCAATAACAAAAGATGAAGTCTCCGATACTTGGAGAAAAAAAGCTAAGGGCGCATAATATGAAGAATCTTAACGAAGATGGACATACAGATAAACCGTCAGCCATAAGAAAATTAAAGGTTTCCATTGAGAATGCTGAAGCTATTTTAAAGGCTTTGGAATCAAATGATAAAGAACTTATGAGTTGGTGGATGGATAAGATAACATTAGCTAACGATTATTTGAGTAAGGCAAAAGATTTTATTGAGAACCCTGTAAACGAAAATTATGAGGCCGATAGAGAGGGTTATAAAAAGTACTTTAAAGATAACAAGTACTTTAGAAAACAATTAATAAGAGTTGAAAAATATTCTAAAGGTGCACCGTCTTTTATGAAAAGAGGCGAAATAGGAATGGCAACACAAATGCTAGGTGATATTAAATTTCAAATAGACAATATACTAGAAGAAATAGCGGATGAATTTGATATGCCAGACTTGGTAGATCATGTAGTAAAAGAAGCTGCAACTCCAAAATCCAATCCAGAGTATTTTAAAGGTTTATCCAAAAAAGATAAAGAAGAAAGAGAAAGAGTAATTAAGAGGAGATCTAAGATGGACAGTGGTGATCCAAGAGCCTATAAGGGTTTTGCAACCGATAAGGGAGAAAAGACAAAACCTTCTAAGTGGAATGCAAAGTTTAAAAAGATGTATGGTGAAATGACTGAAGATCAAAAGAAAGTGGTACATGAAAAATTATCAGCTAAAATTAAAAAGGCTTTAAAGAACAAGGCTAAGAAAGCTAACGCTCCTCAAGGTGCACTAACTACCGTTTACAATAAAGGCTTAGCCGCGTGGAGAACAGGACATAGACCAGGTGCAAGTCAACACGCATGGGCCATGGCGAGAGTAAATTCATTCTTAGCTGGTGGACCTGCTCGTAAGGTTGATTCGGCTCAGTGGAACCAAGTTAAAAAGCATAGAAAGAAAAAGTAATGCCTGCTACTTCAAAAAAACAACAAAAGTTTATGGGCTTAGTTAGAGCACTACAAAAGGGAAAAATCGATCCGTCAAAGGTATCCAAAAAAGTTAAGGATGTAGCAAAAGATATGAAACCAAAAGACGTAAAAAAGTTTGCTTCTACCAAACATAAAGGATTGCCAACCAAGGTTAAGAGCGAAGCCAAAAAAATGTCTGATAAGGACATGTACAACTACCTTATGTATATGAGAAAATATAAACCAGACATTTGGAGAGATTTACAGGGAAATCGTAAGGTAAAAAAGATTATGAAAAAATTTGAATCTATAAATGAAAAAGCGTGTTGGTCTGGATATAAACAGATTGGTATGAAAATGAAAAAAGGTAAGAAGGTTCCAAACTGTGTTCCAGAATCTTATGATATTTGGAACGAAGAAACTGGTATAGGATACACCCTTACCCTTGATCATTGTGGATGTGAAGATAACGTAAATGAAGCCGAATATCAAGGACGCAAAGTAAAATTAAACAAACCTATGCAAGGTGACAAGAAAAAATTTAAAGTATATGTCAAGAATCCAAAGGGTAATGTAGTTCCTGTTCATTTTGGTCAAAAGGGAGCAAGAATTAAAAAGTCCAATCCTGAAAGGCGATCTAATTTTAGAGCGAGACATAATTGCGACAATCCTGGACCAAGACATAAAGCAAGATACTGGAGCTGTAAGAAATGGTAAGTTTAAAAGATTTTTTAGTAGAACAGGGAGATGTAAACGAAGCTGCTGCCTCTATGCGAGAAACAAAAGCTTTGGAAGCAAAGTGTAACAAAGCTGTTAAGATGTTGCAGGATATTGCAAAGGATTTTAAGAAGATATACAAACCTACTACTAGCAATGCTGTATTATATAATACACACAAGGATTTCGAAGATTTAGTTCGTAAAGCTGATAGAGAGTTCGGTGGTTGGTTTGGGTTTGCATACGACAGTGATTATGTTGAAAAATAAACTAACTTAATCGTATTTATAAATAAATAACTGGGAACCGATAATGGGATACTATAACGAGGCTATAATAAAACATATGATGATTAATGTGGCCAAAGAAGGTAAAGAAGCGTATCAAAAATTCTTTAATCAGGCCATGAAAAAGTTCGGTATCAACTCACCCTCAGAACTATCAGACGACAAGAAAAAAGATTTTTTTAATTATATAGATAAACACTATAAAGCTAAAAACGAGTCTACAAAGGCTTACGCTAAAACGCTGGCTAAAATGGCGAAGGATCGCCAATTAAAAAATATATCTAAAAAAGATAAAATGTTATTGATGAAGATTGCACAAATGATGAAAAACGCAAACGAAAACGTAAATGAAGGAATAACAGTTTCTGGATATTCTGAATTGAGTAAGCGTGGTAGACACATGCCGTTGGCTGCTAAAGAACTTGTTAAGGCACTAAAGAGGCAAAA